GACAACGCAAGGCTTCTGGCAGAGACTAATCAAAACTTTGACAGCGCACTGTCTATGCTAGAGGTGAACCAGCACCAGACTTACAAAGCAATAAAAGAACACATATAAAAAAACCACCCGAAGGTGGCTAAAAAGTGTTGTTGTTATGTGGCCCAGTTTAATCGCTGGGCTTCTTTTTGTACTCTCGCATAATCTTTTCGCCACTGCGGCCTACAACGTAACCCCCAAGTCCTACTTTGATGACTTCCCACATGACGGGCGGTGGCTCTAGTTGCAGCCCGCTGCCAAAGATCATATCAACGTAAGGTGCTATAAGGTAGTTGTTTGCTACAATCGCGACAAAAACTAGCATGAGCAGGGGACGCCAAGTAGAAGTGATCCAGTGCTCAGACTCGGCTTCTGCTACAATAACGTCTCTGGCAACCTGCTGGGCTGTTTGCTCGTGCTCAAGTAGAGCTATCCTGATATCTTTTGCAGCCCGTGTTGCTTGGTCTTTATCTTCAAAAAACCGAGAAAGAACATCGTCTATAGTTTTTCCTAAACCTGCCCCGAGAAGTTGTTGGATCATCTGTCTGCCTTCCCATCTAGTTTAGATAGAATCTGCCTAACCAGTGCTTTAATCTCTGCCATGTCATCACGGTAATCATCACGGCGAACATAAGTTTCGGAGGCATGGCGCTCCATCTCAGACATATCCGATTGGAGACGCTTGACCGCTTGCCAGATTGTATTCATCCACCAGCCCATTCCCATCAGAACTGTGGAGAGCAGGACGTTGATGATTAGCGTTGGCTCCATATTACTTTTCTCCAAACAGTCTATCTAAGACGGCTTTCTTCTGCTCGTCTGTGTATTCAGGCCATTGCAGCACTTCGTCTATTGTCCTGCCACACCCGATGCAAACAAAGTCGGAGTCTAGTTCACATACATCTACACATGGGGATTCCGTAGGTGTGATTTCCTGTTTTTTGGACATGGTAGTCAAAACCTATTTAGTTAGTTTAAAACAACCCGCCAACCAGCGGTTACGAAGACAACCGCAATTAGCGGAAAAATCAGATCAAGAAGCGAGTCTTTTGACCAGCCACTTACAATCCCCTCGTACCACTTGATAGGTTTTTCGCTTTGCCCCCATCTCCAGCCACGCTGCACAGCGATTTTATACTCATGCTGAGCAACCTCTCGACCAAAGTAAATTGCCATTGCTATAGCGCCAGCAAAAACAATGTTTGTTAGCGGAGCAAGGACAAGCTGAATGGCAACGGCAATGACAGCGTGCTCCAAAGCTGTTCGATACATTGTTGGCATTTATTTACTCCAACTCTTCTTCAACCCATGATTGAGAATCTTCATCCCAGTAGTAATCCTTGCCATCATCGGGCTTGGTGACGGGGGCGACCCAACCCTCACCATCGACCCATTCCCAGCTAGGATAAGGCTGTGGACGCTGCGCGACATTCCAAACCCCGTAAACTTTGCCGTCTGCAACCGACCACTCGGCTCCGTACTCATACCGGTAGCCGGGGTCAACTGGGTCGGTAGGCTTTTCTGTACCTTCAACCGGATACCAGCCCATAGCCTTTAAACGCTTGACTGGATAGCCCATAAGCTCTGGTGACAATCCAACTTCCGTTACTGCGTCATTTTCTACTTTTGCCATCGTCATAATCTTCTGTTCCTTTAAGTGTAAAGGTTAATTTTACGAGCTCCCGAGTAAAACTAGAGGACGACACGCCGGACGGGACGCACGCTGAGGTCCGAACGGTCCTTAGAACGGGCAGTCTGGAGGCCCTCAGACCCAGAACGAGGGAAGTCCTGGAACCAAGCGCGGCCATTTTCATCGGCATCGGTCGTTGACCAGTAGCGCTTAAGGTCAATCGCTTGCGCGTTGCCTTCCTTGAACAGATCAAGGAACGTCACATCCGGTATGCGTGGACTGTTCTCGTACTGGAAGCCCTCAATCGCCGATGACGGGTTAGTGCCGACCACCTGTGTACCGGGGAAAGTGCGGTTGCGGGTATCGTCGCGGTTATCCGCATTGTTGGGCTTAAAGTTGCGATACAGCAGCTCCAGCTCGTCCATTGCAGGCAGATACCACTCTGAGCCGCCGGGTGTGGCGACGGCGGGATACTGCGAGCGCACATCGGCGATAAAGCCATGCGCCTCATAGGCAGCCTCGGCCTTGGCGATAATGACGTTCGTCGCTTCGAGTCCATTCCAGCGGGTAAAGCACCCAGCCTCGCCGCCGCGGTCTTGTGTATCCCACTCCAGATCGCCGCTCGGCAGGCCCGATGCCGGGGACGCGCCACGGCCACCCTCAAGGTCTTTCGGGGCGACGATCAGCGCATAACGCAGGCCCGTCTGATAATCATCCGCTGCGATGATATTGCCAGTGAGTGTGTCAATCAGCCCGGCGTAATAGCCGCCAGCGACGGGAGCGCCGAGGAGGTTAAGTTCAATCGCCACCGCAAGGTCTACGTCTAAATCGCCACGAGTTTGCTCTCGCTGGATGAATCCTTGGGCAATTTGCTCTTTACGACCAACAAAACTCTCTACCGCGTCATCAATAGCAGATTGAGCATTTGATCCGTCTAAGCCTGAAGCACTAGCATCGTAAGTAACTTCGGTTGCAGCTAAACTAATGATCTTATCGCCAGCAACACTGTTATCCTCAAGCTGGCTCCCAGAGATAGTCCCGTCAGGAACATTGCTCATATCTTCTCTAGCGACAGGGTAGCCTCCAGCAGTTACCCCGTCGTGAACAACGACAGTCTCTTTATCAGTATCAACGGTTACCTCTGCCTCTGCACCCGTAAAACTAGAATGCTGGCTAGTCGTGCCACGCCGTAATTTAAGTTCTGTTGCCATGTTTAAATGCTCCCTAGATCAAGAGATGCTGCTAGTTTATCTTCTGTCACTGCCTGATTGGCAATCTGCGCTGTATCCACCTCATCTAGCGCAGCTAAAGCCCCAGAGTCAGAGATGGTTGACAGTGTTTGTGTGCCAGTGTGGTTGGCCCGGTCAAGGTAATAAGTTCCTTCTTGACCATCTAAAGTATCTGAGTCTACATTCAGCGCATCAACAAAAGTCTTGTCTACACGAGCGTCAATGTCATCATTAACCCGAGTTTCAGTGTAGTAAAGGTTAGTGCCCTCTGTTAGATCGCTAGTACTTTTGCCGTTAAAGTCTGTGTCAAAGTCAGAAGACTTGTAGGTAGTGACAGAAAACTCACCTGTTGTGGCGTTATAACTTAGATCGCCTGTTGCGCTTAATAGGCCACGCACTTCTGCGTCGGTTCTTTCAGTAAATGAAAACTCGCCTGTAGCAGAATTGTAAGTAAGGTCACCAGCAGCAGATAAAAGATTTCTAATGTCAGAGTCATCCCTAGCGGTCACTTCCCACTGGGAGCCATCGTAAACCTTTAGGCGATTATCTGTCGTGTTGAAATATAAATCGCCGCTCTGCAAGGCAGACCCATCGCTGCGGGTACTGGGGTCAGAAGATGCTGGGCCAATGTACACATCAGCAAAGTTAGTCACATCTGCGAGGTTTGCGGCCACTGTCGTTACGTCAGAGCTGATGCCTGAGACTGTGCTTACATCAGAGGAGACACCAGAAACTTCTGTAACATCACTGGAAATACCCGACACGGTTGTTACATCTGTATCAATTCCAGCAACAGTGACAACTTCTGAGTTAATAGCCGCTACGGAACTTACATCAGAAATACTGTTGCTTACCGTGTTTACATCTGTGATATTAGAAGAAACAGTGCCAATATCGGCTTCGTCTGCGGCTACTGTATTTACTTCGTTTGATATGCCTGCAACTGTGTTAACGTCAGCAATGTTAGCTGCTGTTGTGTTGACGTTAGAGATACTACCAGAAACTGTGTTTATATCTGAAACAATGTCGTTAAGATCCGATGCAACTGTTTCAATATCAGAAATATTGTTTACCGTAGCAGTAATATCTGAATCTATTGCTGCTACAGCAGTAATGTCATCTCTAATATCAAAAAGAGTGATAATGTAGCCATCAGGGGTGCCTACCACACCCTCAGTTGGTTGTGTGATGCTGCCTAGATCGTAGTCAAATCCTGCTCCAGCTAAGTCAGAAGCTATTACATCTACAGAATCAATGCTGCCTGAAACTGTTTGTACTTCTGTTACGTTGTCTGATACCGTAATAACATCAACAATGTTATCAGCTACCGAAGTAACATTGTCTTTGATAGAAGCTACATCTGATATTTGTAAATCAATGTCAGATACGTTTTCAACATCGTCGCTGATCGCTGCAACAGTATTTATGTTTGCTTGTTCAGCAGAACTAGGACCAATATTAGCCCATTGTCCTAAAGAAACATCATAGACTTTTGTTACGTTTAAATCAGTATTGTAATAAAGAGCGCCGTCAATTAAAGGATCACCAGCATTGTCGGTTGCAGGATCTGATGTTTTTGCACCAAGATACTTAGTTTCAAAATCTTCTAAAGTGCCTTCTGCGGCTAATTGTGCTGCTTGGGCTGCTGATTCCGCTGCCTGAGCTCCATCTTTTGCAGAAATAGCCCTGTTAACTGATTCAAGAATATCTTGAGCAGTTGCTACTATCTCGCCTTCAGATGTTGTAGCGTTTCTAGAACCTCTAAATAGTGACATTTACTGTCCTCCACCTTGTAGCTGACGCAAGCGGTTTACAACGCTCTCTCTTTCTTGCTGTGATTCAGACTCTTGGCCCACAGTCGCAGCAGGACGCGCAGCAGCACTAGGCAAAATTTCAGCCGTATCTCTAAACGGCAGGACTAACCTATCAAGAAGCTCTACTTGCTCTGTGTCAGTAAGCCTCTGTGGGTTCTTGAGCAAGTCCTTCATTACATCCTTATCTCTTACTGCTCTTACCAAAATGTTTCTAGCTTCGTCGTTCGTCAGCCTTTCAATGGCTCTTTTAGCTCGGCTAGAAAAAATGCCCGGAGTCTGGACAGTGCCTCCACCCGTTGCACCAGCAACGCCTCTGCCAACTTGAGCACCACCAACCTGAGCGATAGTTGAAAGAATTTGGTTAGGGGTGTCGGAAATAATCCCGCCGGGAGCTTGACGAGAACTGACTGTTCGCTGGATATTAGATAGTCTGTCAGCAATAGTATTAAGCCTTGTAATTTCTTCTTGATTGAACAAGCCACCTTCTACTAAATCTCCGCTGACATCGTTAATAACTTCTTTTAGTCGAGTGCCGTTAACAAAGTTAGTTTGTGTAAACTCGTCTAAAGCATTTGACGTACCAGCGGAGTCAAACATTGACTCAACAAAGCTACTTTTAAGCCCCTGCAAAGCATCGCCTGAAGTGTCTTCAGAAACGGTATCAACAAGCTCTCTAGTCAATCTTGATCTGTCTTTGCGAGCGTTAATAATGTTTCTGGCTTCTTCTCCGGGGTTGGCGTTCATAAACACAGCAGCGCCGGTTTTTTGCTTCTGATGAAGCGACATATCGCCTACGTTACTTTTTCCTACGAGACTGTCTACAAAATCCTGATTTTCAATAGCATCAGACAATTCTTTTCTTAGCTCTGGAAACTCGTCCAAAGCTGCGCGATTGTCTTTTAAAAACTTTCTTGCTGCGTTTGAATTAACAATGTTTTTGTTGGTATCAACAGACTTCTGCACAAAAACGTCGCGCATAAAATCTTCAACTTGAGTCCTAGTTTGCGGAGAGGCTCTAAGAATATCTCTAATAGCGTTAGCCCTGCCCTCGCCACTTGAGCGCAGAATAGTGTCCAGTGTTTCCGTTGTCGGACTACCAGCACCAGCTTTTGAAAAGCCAAGAATATTACCTACAGTGCCTTTAGTAAAACGGTCATTAAGATTTCGTGATACGTTTACAGCTTTTCTGTATTGATCCCCGCCGTCTACTGACATAAGATCGTCCATAAGCCGTTTTCTTACGTTAGACAACGTTCTGATCGTGCTGGCGCTTCCTCCTGCCTTTTGAGATTCACTTCTTACCATATCACCAAGCTCACTGTAAAGCTCGTGAATCTGTTTGGCGCTAGGGTTCTCTGGAAGACTGCCTCCGGTCAAACGGCCTGTTTCTTCATCAATTCTGCCAAACTCTCTTTTAAGAACAGAAGGCAATCTTCTTCGACCAGTTTCAGTAGTAGTTTCTCTTAAAATGTTTCCCCACTCTGTTTTTGCTGAAGAGCCTTGGACTACAACATCGTCTGGGGTGTTTCTCCACATGCGACGCTCGGCTGCTCGCGCTTGATCGTAAGAATCTTCAAGGATTTTTCTTGCTCTTGAAGAGGCCTCTGCTGGAGTTGTGCCTTCGCCTGCGGCTCTTTTTACGCTAGCGTCTAGCTTTAGCCCAGCCTCTTTTAATTTCAGATCAAGGAAGTTCCTGACTGCATCAGGGTCGCCTCGACCAAAAGCAAGCCCTCTAAGGGAAGTTGCTTCTTCGCTAAAAGTTCTGGCTAAGCGTTCTGCGCTTTCTGGGTCTTGAGCCATCACAGACGCCGTAATTCTGCTAAGGCCGGGGTCACCAGCCAAAGTAGATGGGGTCTCAATGCCAGCCTCTACATCTACATCTGTAGGCCTACTGATCCTTTCAGCAGATAGTTCGGGAGATAATGTCACTTCTTGGCTTCTAGTTGCAGCTCTTCTTTCTGCTCCTCGGTTTCTAAAGGTGTCTGTGAACTTTCTGCGTGCCGATCTGCCGCCTCTTACTGCGGCACCTGTTGCACTTTTTGGCGCTTTTGCAAGCCCTTCTACTAAAGACAAGGCGCTTAACCCGCCTAAAATTTCTCCTGTGGCCCTACCAAGAAAAGGGTTTGCCTCAAAAGCAGGAGAGTTCTCTAAAGCAAGTCCTCCGCCAGTAGCCCCGGCGGCAGAAGTTAGCTCTGCGCCAGCAACGCGAATAAGCGGCAACCCGGACCTAGCGGCTACACCAAGAAAAGGGATTGCGCCTGCGCCTAGTTCTTCTGCAAACCTACCGGGAACACTATCCGCTTCAACGCCCGGAGGACGAGTAGCCCCAATGCCAGAACCAGCCTCTCGAAGCCCCTCGATTGTTGGCAAAAACGAATCTGGGTCTTCAACGCCAAGAGAAGACTGCAAAAGCTCGTCGGCTGTGCCAAACACGCCTGCAAGATTGGCAAGTCCTGTGTTAAAATCAGCGGCAAGATTAAGAACAGGTTGAATGGTTTCTCTTACGCCCTGTTGGTTTTCCTCTGTAGCAGCGCCGCCTCTTTGCCTTTCTTCTCTTTCACTAGCAACTTGCGCCTGAGTTTGCTGCTTGTTACGGTCCTCTGAGGGCTGCTGACCGCCCTGCATTTCACGGAGTCTGTTAATTACATCTTCTCTAGTTGCGCCCATTATTGCGCTCCTCCGCCTCTCGACCGATTTCGTCTATCGTTTGAGCCCATGTTGTCTAATCTATCTTGCAAAGCCCCAAGAACCTCTGGGTCGTTAGGAATAGAGTCTGGGTCAAGGTTTCTAAGTTCTTGGTCAGACAGGCTTCTAATTCTATCAGCCGTTAATCTTTCTTGCCCGCCGTTTCCTGCTGCTGATTCTGGGGTTAAACCATAATTAGCTGGGTCAAGTGGCTGAAAGGGAACATTTTGTGGCCCTCCAGCTCTTTGGGAGGCGCTTTCTAAAGAAGTATTATATCGGCTAATAAAATCTCTTGAAAGTCTGCCAAGTGCAGCTTTAATCTGTCCGGGGTCGCCTGACCCTGCTCTGATGCTTTCCAAGCCTCGCTCAACTTCGTTTTTTCTAATATCACCTTGTCCGCCTTGGTCAACGTATGCTTTACTAATGGCTGCGTTTACAAGTGCGCTTTTAACAGAAGCAGAGGCGTCTGCAAGCCCGAGATTTTCAAATGTATCACTATAAGAATCTACGTCTTCGGGAGCATTAAAATCTAGCCCGGTCGTGGCCCTAATTGCACCAACAGCTTGACTCTTAAGGCTTTCTAAACCGCGAGAAACGCCACCGGGGATGCCTACGGTTTCAGGCGTAATCTGTTCTGCAAGATTGTTTGCTTCTCTAGCAAAGTTTACTGTTGTGTTTCTTAAAACTTCTAAGTCATTAAACTCATTGTCAAAGCTACCGGGCTCTCCCCTTTCGGCAGCTTGAATTGGCTCGTATTGTGCAGAGTCAACAAACTGGAACCGTGGCTGTCCTTGAGAATCAACTGTTTGTCTTGCAAGACCTCGGTTGGTCCTCACTAGAGTAACGGTCTCCCCGTTCTTGCTTCTAAACCTCCCTTGAGAAGTAACGTTAATATCGTCTTGTTCTTCAGAAACTCGATCTCCCTCGAACCGGCGCAGGCCCTGAGGAGTCACTTCTACAAGTTGGTTATTTGCTGTGCCTACAGTAACAACCCCATCCTCTGTCTCAATATCTCTTACATTAGAGAGCTCAGGCTGCTGTGGCCCAAACTGACTTTCAATCTGCCTTGCCTGAAGCAAAGAACGTGTAGCTAGCTGAGGTTGGTTAAGTTCTTGGAATCTGCCAGCAACAAAGTCTCCAAACTCTCTAGGATTAGACATTGGGTCTAGTCCACGATCAGCGACTTCTTGCTGTACCTGACGGATTGCTTCTGCTTGCTGTACTTCTTCTGGCGCATCAAGAACACCAAGTCCTTCGGCAGCAGCGCGGCCACCCATGCCAATTAAGCCTCCAAAAGAAGCACCCAATCGAGAATAAGGGTTTTGTCCTGCACCGGCAATAGCTTCGTTAAGCAGACGCGATCTGCGCCGACCTCTGCTTTCTGGTTGACTAAACACACCACCGCCTAGCAACCCACTCTGCTGTTGAGCATTGCTAGACTGACCTAGTAAATCTGATAATCCCATTAGTCCGTTAGCCATACTTAAGCTACCTTACTGTAATCGACCATTAAGTATCCGTGATCCCCTTTAAACACGGCCTCTGGTGTAATTTCCATAACCTGTTGTGCAATGACGCCCCTAGTTGGGTAAACATCAGCACCAATTTCTTCAGCTTTTTCGTTCCATTCCCAAGTGTAGGTGTATTTTCCTACTCTTTGAATATTTTTTTTAAGTCTTACATCAGAAGCAAATGCTGTAGCCCCCGCTCCCACTAAGCTGCTAAAGAAGTTAGCTTGGTTGGCGTCAGCTTGCTGTCTAAGCCCGGCAGTCCCTTCGGCTGCTTGCAGTTGTGACTGCCCGAGGTTTCCGCCAAGCTGGGCAAGCCCAAGCGGCTGTTGACCAAGACCAAGTGCAGCTTGCAGAGACTGTAGCTGCTGTCCTCTGGCCTGATCTTGTAGCCCTGCCTCAAACTGCTGTCTTGCAAGCTCCTGCTGAGCTCCTTGACCAAGTGCGCCAAGACCAAGTTGTTCAAGCCCAACAGCCTGACCAAGCAGCCCTTGACCCTGCTGGAACGCTTGCTGCTGCTGTTGCTGTGCGCCTTGCAATAGAGCCTGATTCTGTGCGGTCCGGGTGGCTTCCTGCTGTAAAGAACCAGTAGTGGAACCTAGCAAGCCTTGGTTGTACAAACGAGATTCTTGTGAAAGCCTTTGCCGCTCTAGCTCAGGGCCATATGCTCTACGTTGAAAGTCTATTGCTGCTTGAGGGTCTCTAGCAATGTCGAACTGGCTTTGTGCTCTTCCTAGCAACCCCTGCGCTTGCTCTTGAAACTCAGGCGCACGATTTAAAATATCCTGAGCTGACTGCTGCAACGCGCCAGTCTGACCAATAAGACTTGCTGCTGATGGTGTAGACGGCTGAGCCTGCCCCAAAAGGCCGCTAAAAATACCTTGCAGCTGAGGAGAAAGTCGAGCATTTACTTCGCCTCTGCCTGCTGTCGATTGACCTAAAGAAGATCTTACATTGTAAGGATTGTATTGAAGAGGGTTTACAGATTCACCACCTTCTACTCCAAACAATCCTGTTACTGCGTCTACTACACCGCCCATTATTGTCTCCTAGTCAACCTGTAAACCTCTCTTGCAACACCATCGTCGCAATTAGGTTTGTGGTCTAGTTCAAGTCCGTAAATACTCATAAACTTTTTTAGTTTTTTGTTGCTTGTTTCTGTTAAAACGTACAATGGATCAACGTGCAAATCCATTAATTTGTCTAGGTCTTTGCCAAAGTTTTGTCTGACACTTTTGTTATATTTGTAAACATCGGCGTGAATAAAATCAGCAATGCCTTTGTAATTTTCCAGCCAGATTGTGTACTCAGGTCTTTTTACAACAGCTACGCGGTGAATCATTACAACTTCATAATAAATGCAAGGGCGTAGTACGGAGGACGGTTTTCGTGGGCATTGCTTCCGCCAACGCTGCTCATGCTGTGAGTGTGGGTCCCTGAACTGTTAATAATAAGGTTGTGGTCGTGGTTAGCGTCTATTGTAAATGATCGTACTGTAGAGCCTGAACCAAAAGCTGGTTGTGTGCCTGTTATGCTTGTGTCTCGTTCAAAAATTCCGCCAGCAAAAGCTAGTGAACCAGTGTATTCTGAAAAAGATACTCGGCCTGTTAAAGCGGTTCTATTTAGACTAGTCTCGCCGCTATGAATATGACCTCCTGCGCTGTTTATATTATGACTATGCGATGGCATTTCGCTTTCTGTAAGTTGTACAGAATTTTCTCCACCAGTGTCATCAGGAAGGTAAGTGCTCCCAGCGCCAACAATAAAACGGTCTCTTAAATCTGGCGTTCCGTCTGTTCCGTCACAAATAGTCCAGCCTAATGGAATGTTACCTATGGCCCCTGACCACATAACAATCCCGCCTGAAGGGAAAGTAGAAAGCTCTGAAAGCCCACTTTCAAACTCGCTACTGTCTAATTTGCTGTTTACAGCAGAAGAAATAGCGTTAAATTCGTTATCAATCTCTGCGCCAGAAACAATCTTGTCTGGGTCTCCGCTGTTTAGCGTATCTTTAACAGCAAAGTTTGTTGCTTTATTATAATTACTCATACGGTAGATCTCCTAGAAACCTTGCCTGATTTTAAGTATAAGTCAGATCTTTGTATTTCTAATTCTGACCCTATAATTTGTGAATTAAAGCCGAATTGAACAGATTTTCCTGAGCCAGACATTCTGTAAATAATAGTCGATACAGGGTTAATTCGAGAATACTCTGCTATGTTGTATTCGTCAACACCGTATTCTGATGCAGAAAAGAAAATTTCTACATTACTAGACTCGTTGTCGTATACAGTCGGCAAGAAGTCATAGGCCCAATCAAAAGTGATATTGCTTGAGTATCCGCCCTTAACAGTAATAACAGCTTGTTTAAAAATCTTTTTAACTGTTAAGCTGTCTTCGCCGCCAGATGTCCACCCTGTTTTAAAGAAAAACTCGTAATCGTTGCCGTTGTCAGAATACCCCGAATAAAGGCCAATAAAACCTTTTTTGCCTACATAAAGGTTGTCTGACCTATCAACCGCTAAAGCAGTTGGGTTTATGTCTGTCCAAACAAAAACTCTGGCTTTGTTATCAGGTGTTTGGTATCTAAGGTTAAAATAAAAAGTTCTGTTAGAGGTGGGGAAAGATATAAGGTAATAGCCATCGTCGGGCTTGTAACAAGATTTTATGTTTTCTGGAACTTCACCCAATGAAAAAACAGAAAGAAAATCGCTTACGTTGTCTGCTAGGTTAGCAAGAGGCAAAGACCTGACATCACCTCCAGCTTGTATGTTCCTAGCAAGAGAAATAACGCCTTTTTCGGCCAAAAAAATAATATCATTGCCGATGTTTTGTACAGAGTCTCGGGCAATGCAACCTGTATTGTTTACAATGTCAACAATAGATAAGTTATTATTAGGGTCTTCTCCACCTGAATACAACACAATTTGCTTTCTTCCAAAAATAACAAGGTAGTTGTTAAATTCTTGGATAGAAACAATTTCATCTGAACCGTTTGCCCAGACGGTGTACATATTTAAGGTTCCTGAAGAACCGTTAGCAACTACACTTTCGTCTAGAAGATCACTGTATTTAATTGTCTGTTTGTCGGACTCAACATACCAAACTCTGCCCCAAGCAGCTAGTGCGTCAATAGGGTCTTGCGGCGCTTGGTCGAAACCAATTTCTTCAAAATCACCGCTGTTTGATTTTACTATTGGGCTATGTGATTCTTGAACACCAATACATTTGCCATTAAAGTTTACAAACTTCCAATTATCGTTTGTAGGCGGAGTAATGTTGCCTGTAACATCAGTAATTGATGTAGTACCTTCAAAAATGCTATTATTAGCCGTAGAGATAATTCTTGACTCTTCCCCAGAATCTATGTATTCGTGCAATACTTTTATATCTGCCCCGTTTGCAATTTCTGTTTGGTTTGTTGCTTGCCAACCATTCCTTGCAGCTATAACTGCTGAATTAGAGACTATGCAATTTCTTGCAGTCGTACACCACTGTGGCCCAATCTCTAGGCCGCTGGATTTAGTGTTAATACCATAAGCGCCCGGAGCAATAACAGAAATTGGAGTAAGTTCTTTAGCCATATTTAAACAACATACCAGTTGGGTTCATCAGAGCTATTTTCTGCATCCCAGCTAATTGCGTCTCCTAGGGCAGTTTGAAATTCTTTGAAAGCCAAATCTGACAAGTAACCTTGGTCTTCACCTCGTTCATAAATAGCTCTTGACCAAGCTCCAAAAATAATTGGTTGGATTGGGCATTGTATCTGTGTTGAGTCATCATCCCCATTTGTTGCTAAATCATCTTGAGGAATAATAACATCAAAGTTGAGCGAATATTCTTTATCTGGAATAGGGTACAGATCTACGATAACATCTCCGTCATCGTCAAACCCGTTAAACTCAAACCACTGCGGCTGATTTTCAGTTACGTCATCGTGGTTAAGCTGTCTTGACATCCAGCGAGTGCTGGGTGACTTTTGTAGGAAGACATCTTCTGTGTCATTAAAAACTGCCGCCCTGCCAAGGTAATCCTTGACAAGACGAAAGCGCCGGGTTGAGCCCGTCAATGAATATCGAAACACACCTTGTTCGGTTGTTACCTGAATGGTGTTTTTAAGGTGCGTCCAATTCCAAGCATCCTCTACCTCTCTTTTGGCGTCATTGACAAAAGTGCCAACAAGCCTTGTATAAGCGTTGTTGTCAACTGAACTCGCTTCACGCTCTCTAAGGCGTCTGAGGACTGAGTTTACTGCTGAGAGGTAGGTAGCCATTCTTATTCCTCAGTTTCGTCTGTGTACGTCTTCTTTGGGCGTCCTGCAGGTTTTTTCTCTGCCTTCTTGTAACGCTTAACGCGCCAAAGATTCTGGTCCCAGTGTTCTTCGGTTACTTCAAACGTATTTCCGGTTTTAGTGTCTTCAACTGTTACCATGTAAACCTCTTAAGAAAAGCCGGGGGAGAAGCCCTCCCCCAGCCTAGTATTGCCTACCTACGATTAGGAAGGAACAACTGCGACGATTGCTGCATCGTCACGAAGCTCTGCGGTGCCGTAGAGCATGTCTACGGTAAGCAGATCACCAAGGTACTCCTGCTTGTACTGAGTCTGTACACGCGGTGAAAGCTGAGTTGCTAGAACCATTGCGCTCTCGTGGAACATGGCAGCGGCGCGGTAGTCCGTGCTGTCGTCATCAGCAGTGACCGTTGGGACATTGCTTGAGACGTAGACTTCTACACCGTAGATGTTGCCCACACGACCGTTACGGATGCTGTTCTGAGCACCAGTCTCGCCGACGAATGCCTGCTCGGTGAAGCGATCAATGCCGAGAAGGTTGTTCTTCTCAACAGGTGGAATTACGAGATAACGCTGTGAGTTCGGAACGTCAGCGTCGTCCAGCGTCTGAATCATGGTACGGATACCAGCATCAGTAAGGGCTGCGCCGTTACCGCTGTTGGTGTTGGCTGTCGGATCAAACTCCGTTGAACCGTCTGTACCAATGACTGCACCGCTGTAGTCAGTGCCGCCCTGAAAACCAGCAAACAGTGCGCCAAGATCGCTATCAGCCCGCTTGGCAAGCGCAAAACCTGCGTCATCAGTGTAGAACTGACGAAGCGTGTTAAGAGCCTGAGTCTCCACAATGTCTTCAATAAGACGGGAATACTCGAAATG